CTTATCAAATAATTGATAAGGATATGTTGCCTGTTCGGCAACTGCACGCTGAAAAGTGTGCCGAACCGCCTTCTCGGCGGAAACGTGCGCCTCCTTCGAGGTTAGCACGCAGTGCAAGACGTCGAATTAAATTCGGCGCCAAGCCTGTCAGCTGTGATGCTGACGCCAGTCCTGCTATGTCTAATAAGCAGGCACCGGTAGAGAGTCCTCTTCGTGAGCCTGATAATTATTACCAGTCTCACGTCGGGTTAAGTAAGGGTTTGCGTCCCTTATTTAGACAACCTGTTGAGGTCTTAGCATTATGCCAGGACTTCGACTATGTTGACGGCTCTCTATCTGGATCTTCCCCGATAATGAATATCACTATGGGGGCAGATAACCTCCCTGAGGCGCAACGCCTCGCGCTTTATGCTGAGGATATCATGGTCGTTGTTTGTCGGAAGTTTCGGCAACTCTCTGAATTATCAGGGAATGCCGAGCACCGACGCCAACTTCGCATGTTCCGTCAGTTTTTTAAGCGTCTTGAAGTGTTGCACTTCATCCGAGCGACCTGGGATTCCATATTGATGGCCTTCCAGGAAGTCCGGAGGGTTTGCCGTTCAAGGGGTAGAGTGTGGATGATAACATCGCGTGTCGTCAGGAGTCTGGAGAGGTTTAAAGTGTCCCTATTAAGAGACCCAATTAAAACCGCTCACCAACTTAAGGAGTTGGTTAGCTCTTGCCGTGCCTGGTATTTTGGTGCTCAAGCACCAAAATCCTCTTTGTTATCGTGCATACGTGAGAAGTGGATGGGACTAGTAGTTAGCTACGCGTCTCGATCCTTACCTTCTCCTATCACTCCAGATGGCTCAGGTATTCGTGATTTGGTGTTACGATTAACATCAAGTCCGGCGCCTGAACACCCAGGGTGGCGACCATGGATCAGAGGTTTCCTGAGATCCATCCCTTACCGTCCTGCAAACATGCGTACGCAGCCTAGTGGCCACGCTGCGCTTGGTTACAGTCGTGCAAGGGGTGGTCATGCCGCCGCTGTGAGAGATATAGTCTCAATAGGCTATATGCTCTTACAGGGCATTCAACCACTTTCCGCTGAGGGTGATCTTATCGAACCTCCTAAAAGGATGTCCGACAAGATGATTAGGCGAGGAATGGCTAGGACAGAGCTTACATATAAGACTCTGTTCACCGCATCCCAAGCCGCCCTTAACGCGAGAGTGAGCTACCAGGAAGCCCTGGCCACCGGCTGCAGTTGGGTACTTGAACAAGTTGAGAATATCCCCGTCCTACCTATTGAGGCAGGAGAGAAGGGCCTAAAGACCCGTTTCCCCACTTGTTCTTTGACCGCCTGCAACCTGGTCCAGCAAATGTTGCGAAGGGTCATTGATAGTGTACTAGTCAATGACTCCCGGATGTCTCGTGGTTTGGGTGGTACTCGTGCCTCTCGACTATCGAGAGACGGGCCATACTACTCCCAGGACATGAGTTTCGCAACCGATCTTCACCCGTTTTGGTTGACCAGAACGGTTTATGAAGAGCTGGCGGAGATAGAACCTAGGTTACAAAAGTACTGCCAATACTTTGACAAGATTTTTGGACCTAAGAGGCTGGTGGTGAATATATCACCGTCAGTCTGTGATCTGTCAGGGATATTCTCTGACGATCCTATCTCAGAAGGAGATCTACAAGCTCCTTATTTACCCGAGGAATTACAAGCTCCACACCCAATCGATATCGACGGGGTGTATGCATTTTCCTTAGGTTCGTATCCTCGAGGAGATATCTATCGATTGTCGAAGTATCTCACAGAGTACCAATCATGGCTCAGATTAGTAAGTGCCCCAAATGTGGGCCCCCTTACTACTGTTGGTGCTATGATGGGTGATCCGACATCATTCCCCGTTATGCCCCTCATGTCTGCATTCAGTGCCCACAGCGTGGGTCACCCTGCGACTGATGGTATGCTAACAGGTGATGATGCCTTATTCTCGAGGTTCTCTGAGTCTATGGTGGAGGGGTACAATGCTACTATGGCAGCATTGGGTGGGGTGATTTCTAAGAAGAAGTCATTCCACCACCCAAGTAAGGGGTTATTCTGTGAGCAGCCATTTATTAATGGTCAGCCTCAACAGTTCACCCTACTGTCTACTTGGGTTGCTCCCCCTGGTGGTTCTAAAGGTTCCGTGAACTGGTATTCCCAGAGTCTCACGGCTATCCAACAGAACCATGACCTAGGGAGGCCAAAGGCTCAGGGGTTGTGGAAATACTCCCCTCACTGGCAGACCCAGAAAGCAGCTTTTGCTTTGGGTGTCCCAATGGGGGCCCCGATTGATTTCGGGGGGGTCCTTCATCCGAAGTTCCCATGTGTTTCCACTACAGATCATCTTAAGTGGCTAACATACATGTCGTCCTTGCCTTTTGATAAGTTAATATCAGGCACAGGATTGTCCATGGGTGTGTCACCACACCAAGAACTGCGTAGCATTGGTGCTAAAGCATTCTTGGCAGTAGTTGAGAGTGACAAGCAGTCCTCATTGGAGGCTGGTTGTTTATCGACACTACTTACTGATGATCCATTTGGTGTAGACGCATCAATACCCTTCAGTACAATTACTGAAGTGTGTGATCGCTACTCCTCTCCACTCATCTCATGGGAGTTCTATTTTAGGACTCCAATTGAGTCAGGGTCAGTTCCTTCTGTTAGGAAGGCTGCAAGGAGGTTCCGGCAAAAAGTGTCGAAATCGCTCCCAATCCCTGGTTCGTATGCGAACGTGAGGAAGGAGGTAGAGCGTAAGACAGCGCTCTATGTTACCCTTGACACTACCACCGCCGTACCGGCAAACCAGTACGGGTTGGAGGTGTCCGATCTACCCCGGCGTACCCGTCTTGATTATTGGGTGCCGGGCCGTGTAGATTGGAGGTAACCACCTGGAAGAG